ACAGAAATGTATGTTCGATGTTATCTTCAACGTTGAACCTATCGAATCCTTTAAGTCTAAGGAAAAATACTCTCAGATGCAACGTAAGATTGCTGAAATTGCTTCTGATCGTGGTATTGACTTGGCATCGATTCAGGTAACATCAAAGGCAGCAAGAACAGGTCATAGAAGCTTGTCTGAAGGTAAGTTGTTTACATTCAGCAATGGTTCTTACGTTGCTTGCACAGCTGGTTACGATAGATACTACGATAGTTACACTTCTAACTGGGTATACTTGCCTAAGTCTGTTGCATTAGCTTGTGCTTATGCTAGACGTTGGGTACTTGGTAAGCCTTGGGAAGCTCCTGCTGGTATTGATAATGGTACAATCGATTACAGTAATGGTCAGTTGTTGAAGCTCTCTGATCCAGAAATTGGACTGCTTTACGCAGCTAACATTAACTGTTCTAGATCTTGTGCTGGTCTTGGTGAAGTTATCTGGTGTCAGAAAACTGCGTTGAAGAAAGAATCAGCTTTGAATAGAATTAATGTTCGTGGTTGTATCAACTATATCGAAAAGTATCTTGAACAGATGTTGATTCCATTCTTATACAAGAACAACACATCTACTGTAAGAAGCAACATGCGTAATACAGTTGATTCGTTCTTGAGCACAATTATGGCTAACGGTGGTTTGCTTGCAAAGAGCGTACAGGTTATTCCAGATCCTAAGGACACACACTTAGTTTATGTGAATATCGCAGTTGTTCCTGCTGAAGCAATTGAATTTATTCAAGTTAACATAACAGTTAACAGAAATAATAATACAATCACTTTCGAATAATATAAACAACTTATAAACATAAAATGCAGCCAATTTATGGCTGCGTTTTTCATAAATATAATATGCAAAAGTTAGATGAAACATCAATAGCTTTATTTAAAGACACTCCATCTAAGCGATTTTTGATAGATGTAATTAACTCTTTGGCTGATCATGGTCACGTCTCTATCGAAGCAATCAATAAGAAAGATGAAGAACAAAGTTTAGTATGGAACTGGCTTAATAAAGCAGCAAGTACATTTAGTGTAGATAGGATTATACAAGTGTTACAGCGTTTAAATTTATTCACAGAATCAAAATCAGTAGACTTACCAGTTCTAACTGAATATAGAGATATGTTTACACCTAGAAATGAAGATGAAGATGCTAAGAGAGTTAGAGAAACTCAAAAAAAGGTTAAAGATGATCAAAGAGCATTGCTTCTTCAGATTCAATTAGCAACATACGATTTAATCAAGGATTCGATTCTTGATAAAGTTCCATCTGCAAAATATGTACAGTTTAAAAAGGGTGCTCACTATATTGGCAAAATCGTTTATGAAACAGATCATAATGGTGATGAAGCAGGTTTGTGGTTTAGAAATGATGGTTTGATTGTTTGTAGTACAGATGATCCATCAAGTAAGAAAACACGCTGCTATACTGATGCAGAAGTTGATGCTTGGATTGCAGCACATCCTGCAGCAGGCAAGTCCGAAGGCACTAATATTACTCCAGAAAATGTTCAACAAGTTGCAAAAATAATTAGTGATATCTTTCGTAGTAATGCTACTCAATTCACACCATTCAAAAAGCAAGATAAAGTTATAGGTCTTCAGAAAGTATTCATTCCATCTATTGGCGAGATTGAAATTTGGTATCGATCAACACAAGGCGTATTCTGCAAATCACGAGCAGGTTATAGAGAAATACTTTCAGTCGAAAAGTTAACTGAATACTTACAGAAATTAGCAAAAAGATAAGAGGTAACAAATGTTAATTGAATCAAAATATACTGATGTAATGCTAGATGAAATTTCGTCTTATATAGCATCAACAAAATTAAAGAAGAATGGCGTTTTATCGTTTGATAATTGTATTAAATCATTGGCTGAAAGCACAGGCTTTGATGAAAATGATATTGCTGAATCTTTTGGTAAAATAATCGAAAGAGCATTAGCTGATGATTCTGAATGTCAAATCGCTGAATCATTCTTAGATTTTCTTAATGAAGACGAAAGCTTTAGTCAAGCCGTAGATAAAGCAGAAAGAGAACAAAAAGGTGGCCAGAAAGATACATCAGCTATTGATAAACACAAAACTGATGATAAAAATACTGGCAATGGACACAATAACAGATTATATTTTGCATATTGTGATTTTAACACAGGCAAAATGTTCATTTGTTCTAAGCTTAATCAGGAAGAAGGTGCAGTTTCGAACACATTTGCTAAGATTGGTAATTTCTTATTAACAGTCACTGCTCCTAGTTTCAAAGGCGGCATTTTAGTTGCTCCTATTTCGCTAAATACTGCTAGAAGTTTGTATGCTCACAAGAAAGTTAGATATTTGGATTTAACAAAAGAGCAAACTAACAAACAACAGCAGAATCAGCAGCAACAAAAAGAACAAAAATAATTTTAACATAACTTTGTGATATGAGTATATTTGCAAAAGAGTATAACTCTGGTACCTTTGTGCCCAAAAATCCAGAGAAATGTTTCAACTATAATGGTCAATATCCAGACGCTAAGCCTATTACTTTTAGAAGTTCATGGGAGCGTATAGTTTGTAATTTTTGTGACCAACAGGAAAACATTTTAGCATATGGGTCAGAAGTTCTTTCTATTCCATACTACAGTAAGACAGATAATAAAACCCACAAATACATTACAGATTTTGTGATGGTTACTAGAAGTAAAGATGGATCGATACGTAAGTTGGTAATAGAAATAAAACCAGAAAGCCAAGCTGCAAGACTAGACGAGCATGGTAATCTAATCTTGCCACCTCCACCAAAGAAACCTACTCAGCGAAGAATAAACAGCTGGCATGAACGTTGTTTAGTTATTATGCGTAACAACGAAAAATGGCAAGCTGCTAGAGAATATTGTCATCGTCATGGTTATACATTCAAAGTATTAACTGAGAAGGAATTGGGTATCTTATGTGGCTAGAATCACAAACTTCATAAATAAATATGTTAAAAAAGGATAATTATGCTTTTAAGTAAACTAATTGAATCATACTATACTCAAAAAGATTTTGATAAATACGTGGAAATGAATAAAAACAGTATTTTATCACGTAGTAACAATGAAGACAAAATTAGCCACGCAGTAAATTCAGAGTCTGAACCTAATGCTATGTATTGGGTGTCAGTTAAAAACAAAGATGTTGATACTATTGCTACGGCATTTGTTAGTGGTATAATAGATTTTGTATATAAGCAAAAACGTAGTATACTAGTTAATGACAAAAATAAAAGAACCGATCTTTCTGCAGAAGAATTAGCAACTGAAGGTTTTTATTTTAAACAGTTAAATGATAGTTGTAAAAAATACGTAATTGCTCTGCTTAAGATATTGCCAGACAATTTCAAAAAATTAACAAAACGACAGACTTGGGAGTGTATCGATATAATTGAAATTCTTAATAAAATTGATAGTAATGTACGTAGCTTTAAAGAGTTAATGTTATTATTTAGAAGTTCATTTGCTAAAAAACAAATCAAATTGTATAGAGGTTTGGCATTACCTACTAACTATTTTATTGATTTATACAATGAAACTAATGATATCAGAGCATTATATAGTCCTGCTAAAATATTAAAGAATTTCGATAATACACAAAAGCCATACAACTCATTTTCTACAAGTATAGATGTAGCAAAAAGATATGCAAGCAATACTCTTAAAAATATATACGAATACGCTATCAATGATTATACGCCATCTGTAATTACAAGTGGTATTGCTACTAGAGATATGATTAACTATGCTTTAACAGCATACTTAACAGGTTTATATCTCACTTGTTCTGGTAATGAAGAACTAAATATCTCTAATAAAGCAGTTTTGAAAGATTTTAAAATTGAAGAATATAATAATGAATTCAAATACATGATCGAATTCGTAAAGCAAATACATAAGCGTAAAGGTGAATTTGAAGATTTTATTTTCAATTATCTTGTAGATATACCATTGATGGTCGATTTTAGAAATGGTGATTTAATTAAATTAAATAATGCACATATATTTGATAATGTAAAGAAAATTATTAAACCTACTGAGTTCTTATCAGACTATTATCTTAATGATTTAGGTAGTGATATAGATTATGTGTTTGGAGTTCAATTCAATGATAATACTTACAATTTACTATCATTCGTTAATGGTGATTTCTACTTTGAGCATAATTCTAGCGAATTGCCATTTTGTGATCCAAAAGATTATAAATTTAAAACTGTAGAAGGTGAATCTGCTAAAATTCGTTATGCTAGTTAATAAACTTCATAAATAATTTTACTCAAAAATTATTATAATTGAATTGATATTATTATAAAAGACGTATAAAGAGGTATTTATGAAAATTCGTAAGCGTAATGGTAGTGAAGTTACATTTAATAAACATAATATTGTCGAAGCTATTACGAGAGCAAACTCAATGATCAGATTAGAAGATCGTTTAAGTGTCTGTGAAATTAAAGACATAGCTAAGCAAATCGAAGATAAATGTAAACAATCTACTGTAGCAATTCAAACTGATGATATTCAGAATTTTGTTGAAAAAGCTATTATGGCCGCAGGAAAGTATGATGTCGCAACTGCGTATATAGTCTATCGTTATCAGAAAGCATTAGATACAAAAAAGAACACTATTGATGATAGAGTTCTTTCACTATTAAGTGGTGATAATGAAGACATTCAGCAAGAAAACGCTAATAAGAATCCTAACATTCTATCAACCATGCGTGATTACATGGCAGGTGAAGTTTCAAAGGATCTTTCACAGCGTTATTTGCTACCAGCAGACATCTACAAAGCGCATAAAGACGGAATTATCCACTTTCATGACATGGATTATTTCGCAATGCCAGAACATAACTGTTTTGGCGCAAATGAAGAACTTATTACTGATACAGGCATTAGAAAGTTCTGTTCATTTAGCAAAAACGGTGAAAGTACTTATGTAAAAGATAAGGATGGTAAGTTTAGACTTGCTACAGTTAAATGTTATGGAATGCAATCATGTAATAAAGTTACATTGACAACTAGAACAGGCTTTAAAAAAGAAGTAATAGTAACACCAAATCACCGTTGGATTTTGCAAGATGGTACAGTTACAACAAATCTTAAAGTAGGTGATGTATTAGCATTAACACCTGATAGCACAGCTTACAATATTACTACACGCGATGAAGCAAGAGCTTGGTGTATTGGTTTTATTGTTGGTGATGGTTGTGATCATTACGCGCATACACAAGCACGTCTATGTGGTTACAAAAATCAGTATGTTAAATACTTCGAAATGGCTGGTTTTTTGGGCACAACAAATGAAACAGGTGATTGTGTACCATATACTAAATTCTTTAGTAAACAAGATTTTATAAATGGTAAAGCTTGGCGTTATATGTCAGTAGAACAAAAAGCGTTAGTGTTTAATGGTTATTATGCAGCAGATGGTAATCAAGACAGAAACTCAATTTGTACTACTGATGATAGAATTGCTGAAATGATTGAAGAATTATCTGGCATAGCAGGATATTACATAATGCATCGAACAGAAAATGTAAATTCTACTAATTATAAAGATAATGTTAGATACATCAATTTTAAATTCTTGACAAAAACTATAGACAAATATGGTTGGAAAGTAGCAAATATCGAATCATATCAAAATGGTAAAGAAAAGCAAGTTTGGTGTGTAGAAGAACCTATTACACATTCATTTACACTTGCTAATGGTGTTGTTACTGGTAACTGTTGCTTAATCAATCTTGACGATATGTTGCAAAATGGTACAGTTATTTCTGGAAACACTATTGATAAACCTCACACATTTAAAACTGCATGTAATATCGCTTCTCAAATTATTGCACAAGTCGCGTCATCTCAATATGGTGGACAGACTATTACTGTTTCTCATTTGTCTAAATTCGTTCCTGAAACAAGAGAATACTTTAAACAGAAATATCCTACTTTGTCAGCAGAACAAATTGAAGATTTGGTAAAGGACGATATTGAAGGTGGTGTTCAAACATTGCAATATCAGATTTTGACATTGCAGACTACAAATGGTCAAACACCTTTTGTTTCAGTATGTTTGTATTTAAATGAAGCAGAAAATGAAGAAGCAAAGGAAGATTTAGCAAGAGTTATTGAAGAAATTCTTAAACAGCGTATAAAAGGCGTTAAGAATGAATCTGGACAATACTATGCTAATCCATTCCCAAAACTTTTGTATTTCTTGGAAGAAGATAACATTACTCCAGATAGTAAGTACTGGTACTTGACAAAGCTTGCTGCTACATGCACAACAAAGCGCATGGTACCTGACTATATCTCTGAAAAGATTATGAAACAGCAGAAGATTTCTAAGAAAGGTGAAGAAGGTGATGCATATCCATGTATGGGTTGTGTATCAGGTGATTCTGTTGTAAGAATTAAAGATGATAATGAAACTAAATTTATTACGATGGAAGAATTATGGATTAATTATGCTAAAAATATAAAACATCAATTTACTGAAGATAATCCTAATCTTTATACATTAGTGGATAATCTTAAAATTTTTGATAATAAATTAGGTGATTATACTACTTGTAAAATGATTAATAAAAACATTAATAATAATTGGGTGTTGTTGAAACTTAAATCTGATACAGAAAAATGTGAAATTAAATGTACTGATAATCATATTTGGACTACTATTGAAGGTATAGATAAAACTGCTAAAGAATTATCACTTAATGATAAATTATATTATTCTATTTCTGATAAAGAACTTATAGAAATGAATATAGAAAGTATAATTTATATACAAGATGATAAACCTTCTTATGATGTTACTACTGAAACTGAACATTTTGAAGTAAATGGTTTATATTCACATAATTGTAGGTCATTCTTAACACCTTACAGACAACCTAAACATGATGAAACACTAACATTTACAGAAGATGTTGATTTGGAAATAGAAAGTTAAGAAAAAAATTAAGAAATTCCCACAATGTTTTTATAAATATAATATAACATTGTGAGGAATTTTATGTATAGAATTTATAAAATAACAAATAAAGTAAATCAAAAAATATATATTGGTCAAACTAATAAATCACTTGAAGATAGATTAAATGAACATATAATCAATGCAGAAAATGGTAAAATGTTTCATTTATCAAAAGCAATTAGAAAATATGGTAAAGAAAATTTTATAATTGAAATTATTGATTATGCTCTTAATAAACAAGATATAAATTATAAAGAAATATATTGGATTAAAGAATTAAAAGCAAATAATAGATTATATGGTTATAATATGACAATCGGTGGTGAAGGAGGAAATACTTATTTGTGTAAAACTGAAGAAGAATTGATGGAAATAAAACAAAAAATTTCAAACAAACTTAAAGGAAAATTTAATGGAAATCATACTTCAATTTATATGAAAAATATAATAACTGGTGATATTATTTTATTTGGTAGTGGTAGTGAATGTATTGAATTTTTAACTAAAGAATTTGGTGTTTTGAAAAATAATAGAATATGTTTTAAATTAGCTGAACAAAATAAAAAATATGGTGTTCAATCTATATTTGAAAATAAATATGTATTTTATTATGAAAATGATGAACTTGGTAGAATTACAAATTATCAATCAAAACAAGGTAAAATGCCACATATAATAACTAATGTTAAAACTGGTGAAACTTTTATAGGAATAAGTAAAGAAGAATGTCTTGATTATTTTAATCTTTCTCAATTTAGAAATAAATGGGGAAATGTAGATGTAACTAAATATGGTTTTATTTTAAAAATTTATGAAGGAAAATTATAGGAGAAACAAAATGAAACTATCTGAAGTTAAAGAATTGGTAGATTCTGGAAAAACTGTTACTTTAAAAGGTAAAGGAACAGTTAAATCCATAGATTTTAAAAATGGTAAATATACAGTAAAATATGAGGTTAGTAGTAAACCAAAATACTACGGACGCTTGACCCATTGTTAAGGTGTCCTTAAACCACGAGAACCTATGCTAAAAGGGTGTGAGAGAAATCTTGCTAACGGTGGAGTTCCTGAAATGGATAATACCGTGCCGAGCTTAATTGAAGGTGTAACGACTAATGCTGATGAGTGTAAGCATGTAGGGATGAGATTAGCACATTCCGAAGTACGTGGCAACAAGAAATTGTTGAAGAGATAGTCTATTCTTTATAGTAATATAAAGTATTAAAGTTAACCAAGGTGTTGTAACTATCAACTTACCAGATGTTGCATTGTCTGCTAAGGGTGATATTGAAAAGTTCTGGTTTATTCTTGAAGAAAGATTGGAACTTTGCCATCGTGCACTAAGACTTCGTCATGAACATCTTCGTGGTGTTAAATCTGATGTTGCTCCTATCTTGTGGCAGAATGGTGCATTTGCAAGATTGAAGAAAGGTGAAACAATCGATAATCTTCTTTACAATGGTTATTCGACTATTTCGCTTGGATATTCTGGCTTGTATGAAACAGTTAAAGTTCTTATCGATAAGTCATTAACTGATTCAGAAGGCATGGAACTTGGTAAGCAAATCATGCAGAAACTTAACGATAAGTGCAAAGCATGGAAGCAAGTAGAAAAAATCGATTATTCTGTTTATGGAACTCCAATCGAAAATACTACTGAAAAATTTGCTAAGTCTCTACAACGTAGATTTGGTGTTATTCCTGGCATTACTGACAGAAACTACATAACTAACTCTTATCACGTTCCTGTATTTGAAGAAATTGACGCTTTCAAGAAGATTGACACTGAAGCACAACTTCAGCCTTTGTCTCCAGGTGGTGCAATCTCTTACATTGAAACTCCAAATATGGAAAACAATATTGAAGCAGTATTGTCCGTCATCCAGTACATGTACGACAAAATCATGTATTCTGAAATTAACACAGAACTTTCATGGTGCCATTGCTGTGGTGGAACAGGTACTATCGACATGGTAAATAAAGATTGTAAACTCATTTGGCAATGCAAAAACTGTGGAAACACTGATTTAAGCAAAATGAATGTAGTTAGACGTATTTGTGGATATCTCGGTAATGCAAACGCAATGAGCCAAGGTAGAATGGGTGACATTCATGATCGTGTTTATCACTTATAAAGGACAGCCAAGTTTCTAATCCTTGGTTGGTAGAGTGTTCCCGCACTCTACCTTACTTTTTATAAATAAAATAGACCAACGGGAATTGGTCTTTAAATAAATGGAGATTAGAATATGCAATTAACATATAAATGTTATCTATGTAACAAAACATTTACAAGAAATAATGGCTTAGCATACCATTTAAAATTTACACATCATACTACATTTAAAGAGCATTACGATAAATTCATTAAAACGAAAAATGAAGGTGTATGCGTAGTGTGTGGAAAACCTACTTCTTGGCGAGGTTCATCGTATTTATTATGTTGTTCGAACAAATGTGGAACACTTTATAGTAAAGATAAAAGACAAGCCACAATGCTCGAAAAATATGGTGCAAAAACTACGTTAGAATCAAAAGAATTACGCAATAAAATGGAAAATACATGTGAACTCGCGTATAATACAAAAAATCCTGGATCATTTGGAGGACAAATTTTCGAGACTGCTTTGCAAACTAAATACGGAGTTACAAATTTTCTTTCTACTTTTACACATGAACAACGCGTTGAATATGGAAAATTAGGTCATACTGATGAAGCAGAAGCAAAATATAAGACTACTATGTTAAATGTATATGGCGTTACACATCCTTCATTATCAAACGAAAGCTTTAAAAAAATGAGAAGAAAATACACATTTGATAATAGAACTTTCGATAGCGCTTGCGAATTAACATATTATATTTGGTTAAAAGATCATGACATAGACTTTGAATATCAACCAAATATTACATTCGATTTTACATTCAATAACGAAGTTAAACATTATAGACCAGATTTTAAAATTGGCAGTGATATAGTAGAACTAAAAGGTTTGCAATTTTTCGAAAACAAAGATGTTAATAGTAAAATGTGCTGTCCATATCGTTATGATACTGACACAGAAGAAGATATAGCACAACGAAATGCATTATATGAAGCAAAACACCAATGCATGCTGCGAAATCACGTGAAAATCATTACTGATTATAGTGAATACGAAAATTATGTAAATGAAAAATATACAAAAGATTTTGTAAATCTATTTAAAAACAACCTTGAATTTCCATACTTAAATACAGATTTAAAAAATAAAGGTGACTTAGGACTGATACAGCATTTTCATAAAAGCATATATGAAGCACATCGAAAAAATAAACCATCACCAATTGAAGCATGGAATGATAAAGAATTGATTTACAAATGTGCACTGAATCGATTAAAATATATGGGACATTGCAAACCAAGTGATATATTACAAGGTTTTAATGTGACTAAACTTGCGCCAAAAATTAGTGTATTTAAACCAGAATTAGCAACTTCACTTATCAAAAAATATTTGAATGAATATACAACTATAATCGATCCATTCAGCGGTTTTAGTGGTAGGTTATTAGGAAGTCATAATTGCGATAAAAATTACGTAGGTTTCGATATAAATGAAAAACACGTGCAAGAAAGTAAAGAAATCATAAATTACAAACAAATCAAAATTGCTACTGTAGAAACAGAAGATTTAATATTTGCACAAACGCGAACATACGCACATGCTGCATTATTTACTTGTCCGCCATACGGAGGAAAAGAACATTGGAATAAGGATAACGATGAAGTCGAAAAAACTTGTGATGAATGGATTGACTTGTGTATAGAAAAACATAAATGTTCAAAATATTTGTTTGTTGTTGACGAAACTGAAAAATATAAAGATTACATCGTAGAAACATTGACAAATACTTCACATTTTGGTAGCAATAACGAGTATGTTATACTCATAGATGTTACACGTTAGTAGACGATCGAGTTAAACATCTATAAGTTATCGCGTTGTTAACTCACAAAATCCTGCATATTGCTATGCGGGATTTTTTGTATAAATATTAAAAATTAACGAGGTTGTTATGTTATTTTCAGAAAGCGAATTTAGAGATCCGTCAACTTATGCTTCATTCTATTATCCATCTGAAGGTCCAGATACAGAACGTGAAATGAGTGAAGCTGAGAAAGAAGCAAAATCTGTTGTAGAAGAAGATGCAGCAGCATTTCAAGAAGCTCTTCAGCAAGACTATCCAGGTGCTACAGTAACAGGTACAGTTGTTGAAGTTACAGATGAAGATGTTGATGAAGGACGTGATTATTATCACTATACTGCATACGTCAAATGTAATTTGGAAGTTTCTATTCCAAAAGAAGTTTTTGCAGGTAAAACTGACGATGAAATTTTCGACTTGATTCCTGATATTTGTTCAACAGAAGCAGCATTGGAAATCGAATATGATGGTGATAATGATAGTGAAGATGTAACTGATACAAGCGTTGAAATCACAATGACAGGTCAATATAAGTACTATTACGAAAATGACCGTGATGATGACTACGATCCTTACTACTAATTTTTATAAATACTATAATTAGTAATAAGGATCGTAAATTATTAATTTTTATAAATACTATAAATACTATAAATTATAGGAGTTTAACATGCTATTAAGTGAAACAATCGACTTTACTCGCGCAGGAGCAAATAATCCACGTGTTGCAAAAAATCTAGTATATCGTGGTAGATTAACAGATTTAGGACAATTATTAGTAGGCTTAAACGCTGCTGTTGAAAAAGCAGGTGGTCCAGTAACACTACAAACTGCTATCGAAGCTGCACCATGGCAGCAAAATACAAGCGCAGGAGACTATTATGCGCCGTATAGTATTGGACGCGGTCAAATGCGTAAAATACAAACTGGCATATCAAATGTTACATCATTAATGAATAATTTGATTAAATCAGGTTATGCAGTAGTAGAAGATTTTACTACTCAGCGTGGTGGAAGCTTGTTCAATATTACTGAAGCTGGTGTTGCAGCATTGCAAGATGCAATTGAAACTACTGGTGCAACAGAAGGAATGGAACCTGGCTTTGACAGTCCACTCAAAACATTTAGATATCCAAACGATATTGAAAAGTAAATATAACAAATTTTAAATTTTTAAAGCGTAACTATCAATTAGCTACGCTTTTATTATATTTGAATAAATATCATTATGAATTATCGGAAACATTAAATTTGTAGATACAGCTAACGGTGAAGGCGTTCGCGTCAGCTTATTTGTATCTGGTTGCAGAAATCATTGCAAAGGTTGTTTCTCAAAAGTAACTTGGGACTTTAATTATGGACAACCTTTTACTGCAATTGAAGAAAATGAAATTATTGAAGCATGTAAGAAATCTTATATCTCTGGATTGACTATCTTAGGTGGTGATCCAATGGAGCAAGAAAACCAATTAGCATTACATGCATTCATCAAAAAATTCAAACAAGAATGTCCTAACAAAACAATTTGGATGTATACAGGTTATGTGTATGAGCGAGATTTGTTAGTGAGACAACGTAAATATATTCAAGGTACTACTAATTACATTCTTGATAACGTCGATGTTCTAATCGATGGACCTTTTTATGAGGCACAAAAGGATTTAACGTTGAAGTTTAGAGGAAGTAAAAATCAACGAATTTTAACTAAAGAAGATAGAGCTAAATTATGCGCAAAATAATTACTGAAGAACAAATTGCTAAAAAGATTGAAAACTTACAAAAACTAATTAAGAATCAGAAGTATGACTACGTTATATGTGTACTTAATGGCGCATATATGTTCTTTTCTGATTTAACAAAAGGATTAGACGTTAATGTAGATTTCGTTAAAGTATCAAGTTATGTTAATACAAAATCTACTGGTGAGTTAGACATTCAATACGCTAACTTTGATAAATATCGTGGTCTAAAAGTGTTAATTGTTGATGATATTTGCGATTCTGGTTATACTTTGAAGAGCATAAAGGAATATATCTTACAAGCAGGTGCTGAATTAGCAGATACTTGCGTACTTTTGAATAAAAAAGAGGCACATTCTGCTGAAAATGAACCTACTTTTTACGCATTTTTAATTGAAAATGAGTTCGTAATTGGCTATGGATTAGATTATAATGACAAATATCGAACTTTGCCATATATTGCAGT